ACAGATTATTAAAACTGTTGAAGCTAAAGATGGTTCCGTAGATAGACCTGAATCTATTGTTAATAACAGCGCTAAATGTTCGCCTAAGGCATTCAATAAGTATATCAAGAATTATACTAGCCGTGATTATGGCGTTCTTGAACTTGCTGCAGCAGTTATCGTATTCTATAATTCCTTGGAAGGATAAAAATTCAGATATAAAAATAAAAAACCGGTTGTATAACCGGTTTATTTTTATTTAGACTTTATATAAGCAATATAATCAGACCAACGTTTCTTAATATATTCTTTCTGTGGTTCAGTTAGAACTTCATTATATCGCCTTGCTTCTCTATTACCAATCTTATATTCCTTTTTAATTGCTAAAATTAAGTCAGGATCTTCTTTACTTTCAACCTTATATGCATTATAATTAAAATAATGTTTCGTTCTTTTTACGAATTCATATAAAACTCTATAATGCTGTTCATTAGTATAAGTAATAGTTGTAAGTTCACAAAGAATCGGTAAAAGATATTCATAGCTTGACATGAATCTATTAATCATAAACTGAGAATAAGCTTTCTTATTCTCTTCTGGTAATTCATCCCAAGTATATTGTTTGTTACAAAGAAAATTCAATGTTTCAAACAGTGGATTTTTCTTTTTCTCAGCCATCTATATTTTCCTTAAATTCAATAGATACTTTATCATCGTTAATGATATTAATCTTCATTTCACGATTTGTTTTATTATCTTTAAAAATATAGTAATTTTCTGCTTGATTCAACATGGTAAAAGAAGAATCTTTTAAAAATGTGTCAACAATTCTATTCATAGTTAATCCTTTTTAAACTTACTAAGCCTAGAAATTGGCCAGTCGCCACCAACTTTTTTATCCCATTTAGTAAAGAAAACTTTACGTAAGTCGTCAAATTGTTTTGGCGGTTTACCTTGACTATAATGTTTTACTTTGATATCTATCGTTGAAACCTTATATCCACGTTCAAGAACTTGTAAAGAAATATCGGTATCATAAAAATGATAATCTTTTAAGTTTTCATCAAATCTAAGTCCTTCTTCGAAAATCCATTTCGGTAAGAACATACAGCATCCGTCAACTGTAGCGAGATAATCATGAACGCCTGGATGATCATTCATCGGATATTCTATTACTTGACATTTTTCATTTAATCCGCCTTGAATAATAGAACCACTGCCAAAATTCTGTCTGCCACCAGCGTTCAAAACACCATGCCACCAACAGCAAGTTCTATCCAGTGCAATAGTTCCAATAACGCCAGCTATACCGATGGTATGTTTCTCAAATAATTTTTCAAGCTTATAATGACATACATCATTAGGTGTGCAGATAAATGTGTCATAATGTCTAAAACAGATAACTGGATCATCTGATTTTAATATAATATTCTCAATGGCATAATTATATTTTTCTGCCATTGATACACCTTGTGAATTGTCAATATAAAAAACTTTATCAGTATCTACGGTTTTTTCTTCGATACGTTCCTTAATTGGAATTATCTCTATCATCAGATTGTCCTAAAATGTCACTAACGTTTCTAGTTTCAAACTTTGTTTCAGAACCATGAGCATTATTATATTCAATAACAATTCTTTGCCCAATAGGTGAAAATAATTGTGACTTATTTGATTTAAAAATAACAAGCTTAACTAATGAAAGCGTGTATTCTAGCAAATGAAATTTTTCTTCCAACGATAAATTTTCTGGAACACTATCTACGTCAATTGGAAGCTCATTGTATTTAATTGATTTTTCTATAATTTGCTTACGTTCATCTGCAGTTACACTATTAGAAAAAACATAATATGCTAATCTGCATTTTGTTTCTTCTTTCTTAAGTCTTTTTTGAATTTCTTCAGGTGACAAGGGATTATCGCCAAATTTTTTCAAATCTGCAAAAATGCCTTCTAGCTGAGTTTCAAAAAGTTGACCGGCTTTTACGTAGCTAAGCTTGTTATCTTTAAAACATGCAGTCAAAGGAAAAACGGAACGACCTAAAAGTTCTTCTACAATTTTCTTTTCACTTTCCAGACTTACTTCAACGAAATATAAATTAGCATTGTTAATATATGCAATACTGTCTTTATACTCCTGACAAATATGACATGTATCTTCAGTAAAAACATAGATACCATGCTTATAGCCTAAAATAAATTTTTCGAATGATAATTTTTGTGAATCAAACATGTCGTTCCTTTTCCATTATTTATGCTTCGGCTTCATCTGTCGGCTGTTCTTGAGTTTCATCAAGATTTCCAGTATCTTCCGCCGGATTCAATACAGTCGGATATGTCATGACTTCTTTCTTGCCAGTCATCGGATTTACTTCCTTACGATTGACATAATATACAAGCTTCTTGATTGTGTCCTTATCAGGATCGCAAAGGAAAGAAAGTGTATATTCAGTACGCCAAGTATCGTCATTATTCTGCTTACGAACAGCAGCAATATTCAAGAACTTAACTTCAAAGCTCAACTCACTGAAATCAAGCAAGTAATGAATATTATAGTCAGAAACCGGAATATTGGTCTTGTCCCATGCATCATTAACGGCACTCTGATCAAAGACGCCATTAAAATCGATATCGCTACCGAACTGCTTAGGGAATGTTCTAATACTTGTTTCTTCAGTTACCTTAAACTGAACATTCCAGAATGAATCTTCACCACGCTTAACAAGCTTAAATGCTGTAAGTACACTATCAAATTTTATTGTATTCATATATCCTCTTAAATCTTAGCTTCATCTTCACAAGTCTTTACTTGCGGTGCTGTATAAGTTGCTGTATCGAGATTGAAAGAAAGTAAATCAATGCGATCATCAGCACTAATTAAATTAAGCGATTCCATCTTATTGATAGCATTTTGATAAGCAAGCTTCTTACCGAAGTTCTTATCAAACTTATCCTTATAATGGCAACGGCTAATACCAGTTACTGTGATTTCAGCTTCGAGCTTAGCATTGGTAATACGTGTAATTGCTGCACGTGTACTGTGTTCTGTCCAATAGATAATATGGTTTCTACCATATTCATCTACAGATTCCTTAAACATCGGCGTATGGATGAATCTTACTTTCACCATATACTTAGAGCCATTTCTTGTAGTTACAATCATTATTTTTACTCCATATTAAAATGTCTTAACCAAATATAGTAATTTGATCAAGACACTGTAAACAAAATTTTAATTTTGATTTTTTAAATTATATTCTGTTCTTTATTATCGAGCATAAGCATCATCTGATTTATATGCTGTGCACTTTCAAGCCAGCAACCTGAATTATTAATGAATTCATATTGCCAGTTAAGAACTTCATTATATTTGTCTTTCTTACAAAGCTTCCAGAACATTGCATCAATATCATCGACTGTAGATTTTTCTGTAAACTTACAATCATTATGAATTTCACGATATGGACTTGTATCAGATTCACTAAAAATGTTGCCAATAAAGACACAACCTGTTGCACATGCTTCTGTAAATCTTAATGATGATTTAGCTTTATTAAAAGGATTATCAACGATTGATGCTATACTAAAGTCAGCATGAACTTCCATAAACTTTCTCGGGAATGTATGAGAATCAGCCCATGGAATAAACTGAATTTTTTCTTTTATTTCTTCAAAGAAAAACGGTAATGCACCCATGATATAGAAGTCAATCTTATTTTCTTTTACCATCTTAATAACCCAGTCGCAAAGGGCTGTATTCCAGTCACCTCTGTCACCTGGCTGACCCGGATGGCCATTCGGAAAATTAGGATGCTGACCAGGAACAAGTTTCGGTATCGGCTGTTGATAATGAGTCGGACTACCAGAATAAATAATTCTTGGTTTTACGAGATCCTGTTTAATAGGCATTTTACGTTCAAAATTCCATAAGAATCTAGGAACTACATTCTTTATGACCATTACATTGTTTACACCGAAAACCTTTTCAATAGACTTCTTAAGATAATCAGTAGAAACAACAATTAAGTCAAGTAATGGCAAAGTCTGAGACAATACAGCCTTAATTTCATCCTTATGCTCTTTCATATTAGCATGACCCGGATTATAAGGCGGAACGCCATCTATAGATTCGTCAGAGTCACCGGTATAGAAAATAAGGTCATCAAATTCGCCTACAAGTTTAAATCCAAACTTCGGCTGTAGTTCTTTATAACGTTTAAGTAATTGAATGTCTGTGCCTACACAAGGTCTTTGAATAACGATTGACTTTGCTGCTGATAACAAAGCTGGGTCAAAAGTCGGAAATGGCAAAAGAACTGGCTCAACGCCAAGTTCATGACCATTTATATATTCTGTATTATATCTAAGACGGACATGCGAACAACCTGAATGATCTCTACAATATATTAAGGCAATTCGCTTGCCGTCTGTATTTTCGGTATGCGCATTTAACATTAACTAGTATAACCTCTATTAGTCATTATCTTCGCCATAAAGGTCATCAATAGTATTCAAGTTTTCATAGAAATCAAGACCTGTAATCTGAACAGCATTACGTTGATTCATCTTCTTGAGATAACCGTTC